CAGCATAAATCTCAGAAAAAGTTGGTCCATCCATTGGTTCAAATATAAATTCATACAATCTTGTACCAAAATCAGGTAAATAATATCTCGTACCCTTTCTTGTTAATAAAAGATGTATTAAATCGGTTCTTATCTCCTGAGCCGCGTTATCTGAAAGACTTAAATATCTTCCAGTACGAGAATCGTTAAAGGGAAAATTTATTCCATATGTTTTACCATTTGCCATAACTATAAATATAGTGTCGTGATTATTTTTTATAAATACCCCTAAAATAAAAAATCACGACCTAAGCCGTGATTTATATTCTTATTAAGAACCACATCCGAAACACTCAAACTCGGAATCCGAAGGTTTTTGTGTTAAATCAACCGTTGGTTTCTCAATTGGTTTTGGTTGTCCTACTTTTGAGATATCCACCGCCAAATGTTTTGCTCCGGTTGATATTGCCTTTGTTCTAACATAATAACAAAGAGTTTTCAATCCTTTACCCCAAGAATGGAAGTGTGATGATGATATTTTAGATAATGTCGGGTTAGACATATAGATATTCATTGATTGTGATTGGTCAATGAATGGTGCTCTGTCAGCCGCCATATCAATAAGTTCTCTTTGAGATATTTCCCAAATTGTTTTGTATTTTGGAATTAAATGTTCAATTCTCTTAACTTTCTTATTGTAATTTTTATCCTCAACATCAAGGTAATGATTAAAGTTAATGTTTTGAATTGAACCCTCATTCATAATAATTTCATTTTTCAAATCTTCAGACCAAATACCAATTTTTTCAAAATCGTTAATTAAGTATTTATTAACAATTAAGATTTCTCCACCAACTACACGACGATTAAATAATGCCGAGTGAGCCGGTTCAGTCATTTCAAATGAACCTGTAATCTTAGCTGATGACGCTACCGGCATCTGAGCCGTGAATAACGAGTTACAAACCCCATAATTGGATACTTCTAACTTAAGTGAGTCCCAATCCCACATTCTTCCTAATCCTTCGTAATCTAATCCCCACATATCGAATTGGAATACTCCTTTTGACATTGGTGAACCTTTGAAGAATTCATATGGTTTATATTCACCTGATTTGCATAATTCCATACTTTCAGTAATTGCCGCGAAGTAGATAGTTTCAAAGATTTCTTTGTTTAACTTTCTTGCCTCTTCAGATGTGAAAATATAATCCATTAAATAGAATACATCAGCAAGACCTTGAGTTCCAATAGCAATTGCTCTTTGTTCTAAACCACCTTTTCTACCTTGTTCAGTTGAATAACTATTGATGTCAACAACTTTGTTAAGTGCTCTAACAACCTTTCTAACCTCATTATAAAGTAATTTGAAATCAAACTCACCTTTAACAATAAAGTTTTTCAACACCATAGATGATAATGTACAGATTGCTGTGGTGTTCTCATCAGTATATTGATAAATCTCATTACATAAGTTAGATTGTTTAATCACCCCAATGTTTTGATGGTTGGTTTTTCTGTTCGCACTATCTTTGGAACATAAGTAAGGAACTCCGGTTTCAACTTGAGATTCAATAATTTTATTCCAAATTGTTTGAGCTTTTACTTTTTTACCAAGTCCAAGTTCAACCGCTTTGTTGTAGTTTGATTCATACTCATCACCGTAAGCCTCTTGTAATGGTTTGATACCCGCTTTAACAATATCATTAGGACAGAACAAATACCAATCCTTATTGTCTTTAACCGCATTCATAAAGTTATCCGGTAACCAAATTGAGGTAAACAAATCTCTTGCTCTTAACTCCTCAGCACCTGTATTCTTTTTAATATCCAATAAATCAATAATATCCTTATGCCAAGGTTCAATGTAGATAGCCGCACTTCCCGGTCTTCGACCTTGTTGATTAAAGAATCTTAACCCTTCATTAACAATCTTTAGATATTTCAATAAACCACCCGCAAATCCACCTGATGAGTTAATACGACTCTCTTTACTACGAACGTTAGACATACATAAACCAATACCTGCCGCATCTGATGAATAAGTTGAAATATCATTGAATGTTTGTAATAAACCTTCTCTTGAGTCCCCGTGATTGTATTTCAATACACAAGATGCTAGTTGAGGTGTTTTAGTCCCCGCATTAATCATAATTGGTGTCGCAGGAGAAATAAGTTGATTTGATAATGATTGGTAATACTCAACCGCTTGTTCAAATGATTTAGTAACCCATAAAGCCACTCTCATATACATATGTTGTGGTCTTTCAATTACTCTACCTTCAGGAGTTTTCAACAGATACATTTCTTGTAATGATTTCCACGCAAAATAATCAAAATTGTAATCATTCTCGTGATTTATTACAGAATCAATATTTTCAGGACCATATTTTTCAATAGTTTCCATTAACTTATCGTTAATAATACCATCAATGTGTAATGTGTGCATTGTGTTACAGAAACTTTCATCAGTTTCTTTATGATATGCAGAAATCGCTACCGAAGACGCTAATCTTGAGTAGTCGTGATGACTTCCGGTATATGCCGCAGCAATCTCATAAACTAACTTATCCAACTCTTTGGTTGTAATAACCCCCTCTGTCGGAACTGAAGTAATAACTTTAATAAACACCTCATCAGCATTAACGTTCAACCCCTTAGCAGCACGTTTAACTCTCTGATATATTTTTTGGGGGTTGAACGAAACTTCGTCCCCCCCTCTTTTCTTTATCTTTAATGACATCATATTTTAAAAATCGTCTGTAAATGTTAATGACTCACCCAATTTAGCTTTTTGGTACTCCATAGTTCTTGATTCAAAGAAGTTACCCTTTGTTTCAACAGCTATCTGTTCCATAAACTTAAATGGTTGTTCTACGTTAAATTGTTTTTTACAACCAAATTTAACTAATAAACCATCAGTAACAAACTCAAGGTATTGTTTCATCAAGTTTGAATTCATACCAATTAAAGATACCGGTATAGATTCAGTAATAAACTCTTTTTCAATCTCCAAAGCAGATAATAAGATTTCTCTAATTCTTTTTTCACTTGGTTTATTCTCCAAATGATTATTTACCAAATGAATAGCAAAATCACAATGTAAATTTTCATCTTTAAAAATAAGTGAATTAGCATTACATAAACCTTGCATAATTCCTCTTGATTTTAACCAAAAGATTGAACAGAATGAACCTGAGAAGAAGATACCCTCAACCGCAGCAAACGCAATCAATCTTTCTTGGAAAGTAGAATTTTCAATCCAATCTAACGCCCATTTTGCTTTCTTTTGAACCGCAGGTAATTTATCAATTGCGTGGAAACATTCGTCTTTTTCGTCCGCATCTGAAATATAAGTGTCAATCAATAATGAATACATTAAAGAATGAATATTCTCAGCCATAAGTTGGAACCCGTAGAAAAACTTAGCTTCCGGATATTGTACTTCTTTTAAGAAGTTTTCCGCAAGGTTTTCATTTACAATTCCATCGGATGCCGCAAAAAATGATAATACATTCTTAACAAAGAATCTTTCATTGTCTGTTAAATTTTCCCAATCTCTAATATCATTAGATAAATCAACCTCTTCTGCTGTCCAAAAAGCCGCTTGGTGTTGTTGGTAAAACTCCCATATATCATTATGTTCAATTGGGAAAATCACGAATCTATTCGGATTTTCTTTTAATATTTTTTCTTCCATTTTTTTTTAATTTTGATTTTGATTTTGTTTTTCTTTTCTCTTGTCTAACAAGTCCTTGATTCTCTGTCTATTTCTTTCTTCGGTTTGTTCTTCTAATCCTAAGAATGTTACTGAACTCTCAGTATCAATCTCTAACATACCATTATCAAATTTACAATTCTCAAATACAACCCCATCATCACCAATACGTGATTTAGTAATTGCAATCGTTGCTAGTTTCATTTCTTTTTGTTGTAGAGATTTAGCCACGGAAATGATTACGTGTCCAACCTGCGCTTTTTTGATAGAACCACCCATTTGGTCGGTAGTTACCACATCAGAAGATATTGAACTTCTATTACCTTGAGTTGCTGTCCATCCTACGATGTCTAACTCGTGACACATTGCTTCAAAAGCTCTCATCACAGACCCTTCAGATTTCCATTCATCACCCAAGTTTTTATCAGGAACCACACAATCAATGTAGTCCAATAATACCATATCAATTTTGTTTCCTTCAGAAATCATTTTTCTAATCTGATTCTTAATTTGCATCATCGTTACAGTATCAGATGGAAGTTTTTTAAGGATAAGTTGATTAGACATTGTCTCTTTAACAGTCTTAACTTTTTCCAAAACTTCATCTTTTCTTATAGACAATTCATCCGGATGGATTTTTGTCCATAAGGTAATGTGTTTACGTTGTATAATCTTTGGGTTATCCTCAAAGAATATTTGTAAAACATTGTATCCCAAATTAAATGCGTGATTTGAGATTTTTGTTAATAAAGTAGATTTACCAACACCGGTTGGTGCTAATACTACCCCAATTTCACCCTTCGCTAAACCACCTTTTAAGAGTCTATCTATACCCGGAATACCCATAGGTATCGGATGACGATAATCTTCGTTTAGAACCTCATCTAAATTGCTAAAAACACTTTCAGTTCCCTTATCGTGTTCCCCAACCTGAAGAGCCTTACTTACCAATTCTTCTAATGTGTCATAACTTTCAAATTCACCAGCATCGATGATTTTTTGAGCTTTAACCATTACTTTCTGTAACTCCTGTTGCTTACAGAACTTCATAGATTTTTCTTGTACAA